GAAGTTAGATCAGTTGAATTTGAGGATGGGTTGTTAAGTATTGTTATGGGAAGAATTGTGCCCGAACATCATCAAAAGAAAGTATGGTTCTGATATCCTAACTAATTTTTGCTGCGGTTGATACAGAAGTGTATCGTAGTGATACAGTATAATCTATATAATTATGTAATCTGATGAAGACCATCTGAACCATGGAAATTCTAGCAATCATCGCAGCAATCTCAGCAACATCATTCGGAGCATATTGGATGACACCCAAAAACTGAATAAATAAAATTGAATATCGTCGTCGCAGAGGGTTCCTGGTCACAGTCAGACAACCCTCTTTTTTTTATAAATATCTAAAAAGTATATAACAATGTCATCGGTATACAGAGCATTTTTAGAAAAACTTGGGGGTTCTAGTGCATCTACTTTTGTTGGAAAAGTTGGCGATCTTTTTTATGATCCTACAATAGGTACCCTGAAAGTTTCTGATGGTAGTACAGCAGGTGGTGTTGCAGCAGGTACAGGTGGTCCTAGGTATAAAGGAACTGCTTCTTTTTCTGATTTCGGATCATCACCAACAAGTACTTGGACTGGTGCAGGTATTACTGCAACCTTTGGTGCTATAAACTCTCCATCTGGATATGGTTCATTCCAGTTCACCTTTACGATGGCTCATGACTATGGTGATACTGCTAGTTACCTTCTATTAGCACAAGGTCATTATTCTACGGACGGTAATACTGGTAGAGGAGAACCACTAGTTGTTAATATGGAGAAGGTTAATGGTACTACTTTTATTGGTACAGTAACTAATCCAACTTCTACCACAGCAGATGATGCTAAGTTTGACTTATTCGTATTTGACGCATGAAAACATATAGAGACTTAAAACTTACACTAAGATATAATCAGCAACATCATTCGGAGCATATTGGATGACACCCAAAAACTGAATAAATAAAATTGAATATCGTCGTCGCAGATGGGGAAGTAACTGGCACAATCCAGTTGACACTTCCCCTTTTTATTGCTAAAATGTATATATACAATTAGTCTTTATCGATAAAACATGACTGTCAAATTAATCTTATTGAAATCTGGTGAATCTATTATTTCCGATGTAAAAGAAGTTCAGAAAGAAGATGAACTGTATGGTTATCTTTTAGATAACCCACAAAGAGTTAGTTATGAAACTCCTGTTCTTACTGAGTCTGAAAATGAAAGCGTTGTTAATGTTTCTCTTTCTAGATGGATAATTCTCTCAAAAGATACACAAATGATTATTCCTTTTGATTGGATTGTGACAATTGTAGACCCTGTAGAATCGCTGGAAAAAATGTATGAACCTTTTAATAATGTTGATACTAATAGCGATGGTGCCGAATAAATGGAAGCAACAATTAAGTGTTTGATTCTAAGAGACAATTGTGTTATTGTATCTCAAGTAGAAGAAGTTGATGTTGAATTGGGTGAACCAAATTGCAAATTAATTAAACCATGTGAAATTCATACCAGTGGAGATAAAATTTATTTAACCGCGTGGTTATCTGAATATACAACTCAAGATAATATGCTAATCAGTTCCGATAGTGTGCTGACAATTATTGATCCAAACAAGGATATTTTAACAAAATATATTGCTACTATTTCATAATGCGGTTTTATACTAATGTTCAGATGGTCGGGGATCACTTTTTGGTCCGTGGTTACGAAAATGGTCGCCATTTTGCAACCAGAGAAAAGTTTTACCCAACTCTTTTTGTTCCTTCTAATAATAGGCAAACTGAATATAAAACATTGAATGGTGATTATGTAGAATTAATTAATCCTGGGACTGTTAGGGAGTCTCGTGAATTTATTAAAAAATATGATGGTGTAGAAAATTTTAAAGTATATGGGAATACTGGATACATTTATCAATATATTTCTGAAATGTATCCTGAGGAAGAAATTAAATTTGACATTAGTAAAATTAAAGTAGTAACACTTGATATTGAGGTTGCATCTGAAAACGGATTTCCAGATGTTGAATCATCTGCTGAAGAAGTTTTATTAATTACTATTCAAGATTATGCAACTAAAAAAATTCGCACTTGGGGATTAGGACCTTTTAATAATACTCAAAAGAATGTTGAATATCGTCAATTTTCTACTGAGTATGATCTATTAACTGATTTTATCAACTGGTGGATGATTGAAGGTAATACACCTGAAGTTATTACTGGGTGGAATAGTAAACTTTATGATATTCCATATCTTGTTCGACGTATTGATCGTATTCTTGGTGAAAAGTTGATGAAACGTATGTCACCTTGGGGATTAATTACTGAACGTGAAACTATCATAATGGGACGTAAACAGATCTCTTACGATGTTGGTGGGGTTTCGCAACTTGATTATCTAGATCTTTATAAGAAGTTTACATATAAGGCACAGGAGTCTTATAGGTTGGATTATATTGCAAGTGTTGAACTTGGTCAAAAGAAACTTGATCACTCCGAGTTTGATACATTTAAAGATTTTTATACTAAAGGATGGCAAAAATTTGTAGAATATAACATCATTGACGTCGAACTTGTTGACCGAATGGAAGACAAGATGAAATTGATTGATTTGGGATTGACACTTGCATATGATGCTAAGGTGAATTACGAGGACGTGTTCTCACAAGTGCGTATGTGGGATACTATTATCTTTAATTATTTGAAAGATAGAAATATTGTAATTCCACCAAAGGTGCGTTCAGATAAAGATTCTAAGTATGCTGGTGCTTATGTTAAGGAACCGATTCCTGGAAAATATGATTGGGTTGTTTCTTTTGACCTCAATAGCCTGTATCCTCACCTCATTATGCAGTACAATATTTCTCCAGAGACATTGAGAGAAACGCGCCATCCATCGGTAACAGTTGATAAAATTCTTAATGAAGAAATATCTTTTGAACTGTATAAGGACAGTGCAGTGTGTGCTAATGGTGCCATGTATCGTAAAGATGTTCGTGGGTTCCTACCTGAACTGATGGAGAAGATTTATAAGGATCGCACCATCTATAAGAAGAAGATGCTTATTGCAAAACAAGATTATGAAAAAACTCCGACTAAGGCATTGGAGAAGGAGATTGCAAGATGCAATAACATTCAGATGGCTCGCAAGATTCAACTCAACTCTGCATATGGTGCTATCGGTAATCAATATTTCCGTTACTACAAACTGGTCAATGCGGAAGCGATTACGCTTTCTGGTCAAGTCTCTATCCGTTGGATTGAGAATAAGATGAACGGATTTCTAAATAAGATTTTGCAAACAGAGAAAGTCGATTATGTCATCGCATCTGACACTGACTCAATCTATCTTAATATGGGACCTCTTGTTGGTAAATTTTTTGCTAATAAGTCTGACGATAAAACAGCAATTGTTTCCTTACTTGATAAGATCTGCGAAGAAAAATTGGAACCATTCATCGAACAATCTTATACGGAACTTGCGAATTACGTTTCGGCATATGAACAAAAAATGATTATGAAGCGTGAGAATATTGCTGAACGTGGTATTTGGACTGCGAAGAAGCGTTATATTCTCAATGTATGGAATAGTGAGGGGGTGCAGTATTCTGAACCTAAACTCAAGATGATGGGTATTGAAGCAGTCAAATCATCCACTCCTGCACCCTGCAGAACGATGATTAAGGATGGTCTCAAGTTAATGATGAGTGGTACTGAAGAAGAAGTAATTGATTTTATTGATAATTGCCGTAAACAATTTAAGGCACTTCCACCAGAGCAGATTGCATTTCCCCGTTCAGTATCAGATGTTGTAAAGTATAGATCTTATTCTGATATCTATAGTAAAGGAACTCCTATTCATTGTCGTGGAGCACTTTTGTTCAATCATTATATTAAGGAGAAGAAACTTGATAATAAATATTCACTTATTAATAATGGTGAGAAAATCAAGTTCATCTATCTGAAGAAACCAAATATCATTCAGGAGAATGTCATCTCATTTATTCAAGACTTTCCACATGAACTCGGTCTTGACAAATACATAGATTATGAACTACAATTCGAAAAGAGTTTTGTAGAACCCCTCAAATCCATTCTTGATGCGATTGGATGGAATATTGAGAAAAAAATTAATCTTGAGGAATTTTTTCTATGAATGATCAGTATAGTATAGAGACTGAAGAAACTAAGCAAGTAAAGTGGAATCGCGGACTTGATATTTTTATCGAATCTGTAATTAAACCAGATCCATCACTTAGGCATTGTGCACATAATCAAAAGTGTCATAATGAGTTGATGGATGTTAGGGAAAATGTGCTAGAATACCTTAAGACTTTACGCTGGCACTAAATGGAACTTCCTATTACTGATAAAGAACTTACTACTATTGTAGATGCTCTCCGATTAGGTGGAGATACATCATTATATCAAAAGTTAAAAATTATAATGGAAATACGGGAGGAAAATCCTGGTGGACCTTATAAAAAAATTGCTAGAGAAAAGTTTGGATTTGTTATTTAATGTTTTTTGATAAAGTTAGTTTAGTTACAGGTGGATTTGATCCAATTCACAGTGGTCATATTTCATATTTTAAGAGAGCAAAAGATTATTCGAATCATCTTTTTGTTGGTATTAATAGTGAAAATTGGTTAGTAAATAAGAAAGGTCAACATTTTCAATCATGGGTAGAACGTGCCGAAATAATTCGCCATCTTAGAATGGTAGATGCAGTTATAGAAGTTCCTGATGATGATTGTGGATCTGCTTGCGGTGCTATTAGTAAATGTTTGGAGGTTGCTCAAGTTGTAGTTTTTTGTAACGGTGGTGATCGTGAAAAAGATAACATCCCAGAGATTGAAATGTATGGAACTAATCCTAGAGTTCAATTTGAATTTAGTGTTGGTGGAGATGATAAAATGAATAGCAGTTCTTGGATTCTTAAAGATTATTTTGAAACACAGCGTAAATTATTAGGTATTTGAAATGGATTTTTTAAACGAAATTGTAAAAGAGATTGGAGATGAGTATACGAAACTGGCGTCAGAAATTGTTGAAGTCGAACAATTCGTTGATACAGGAAGTTATATCTTTAATGGGTTGTGTTCAGGCAGTATATTTGGTGGTGTGTCTTCTAATAAGATCACTGCCATTGCTGGTGAGTCTTCTACTGGCAAGACTTTCTTTAGTCTCGCTGTCGTTAAAAATTTTCTTGACAGCAATCCTGATGGTTACTG